GACTGCGGTCCAGCAACTAACGTTCATTTGTTAGCTCTGCAAAATTTGGAAAGGAACACCGCAGAAGGTTCCTTTCTCTTATAAATAGATAGAGGAGACTTAAATGAAATGGTATGATTTTTTAATGATCGGCGTATTCGCTCATATCTTGAGTCAAGGTTTACTCTATAATCTAGGCTGGGCTTTGATTGCTTGGGTTGCTTATAACATTTATATAACTCAAAGGAGACTTGGTAATGTCTGATGATTTTTTCGATTTTGGTTTTACCGCAGTAGATGAGTCTGAACTCAAAGCAGTGCAGGAAGTATCAAAGAAAGCAGAATCTCTCGGTGCAGATGCACTAAATACTCAAGAAAAATTGGATAGTTTATATAATGCAATTACCCCATTACTCAACAATCTTAAAAAGAACCCAGAAAAAGAATACATTCTGTGGCCTAACAGGATTGATAAGGTCGAGCAATTTGAAGCTCACCTTCTTAAAATTTACAAATCATAAGAAAAAAAACGTAACTGTTTGTTTTCGAAGGAAAAAATATTGCACTTTTTCCTTTACTTTTGCGTGAAAATAGTGTATAATAGATCTATAAAATGGAAAAGGAAGAGGAGTCCTGATATGTTTTTAGAAAATCTTACAAAGCTGGAAAAAAATCTTTGGAAAAGCCACGTTGAGTTTGTTGGTGTTGACCATGACATGGCTGAAATGTATGCCGAAGATCGTAACGATGTCATCGAAGTTAAAGAGCGCTATAAGCGTGGTCATATGGGTTCGCTTCGTACCTTCATCGATCGTATGGATACACATCCTCGTGAAGGTGTAGTAATGGCTTTCGCTGCTGATCTTGGTGAAGATTGGGTTCTTGAAAATCTTGGTTATGAGGTACGTTAATATGGGTATGTCAAGTTACATAATGGATCTCGAAGATGACTTCATTGATGAAGTATCTGCTCGTATCGGTGGAGCTGAATGTGTTGGTGAGCTACTCGAAAGTCTTGAAAAAGATGGTTGCATGAAGTTACTGTTACACATGACTGATACTGCGAAACTCGAGTTTGTTGAAGAATGTTGGAATAATTTTTGGAGCGAATATAATGTCTGAGTTTGTTATTACTAAAGAGTCAACCTATGAAGAGCGTATGGATGCTATCCGTGCTGCATCAAAAAGATTGGCTGCCTTGAAGAAGCGTGAAGCTTATTATACTCGTCAAGAAGTTGAGCCTAAGAAAGGTCAAGATCTTGACGAAAATTATAATCATTGGACTGATGCACCTCAGTATGCGGAGAAATATTATGGCGAAAGGATGCGCGATACTATTGCTATGGATAACGATTGGAATTAGTGGCTGCAATCCTGCAGTAGCACAAGATTGTTTCTATGAAAAGCAAGTTCAATATAAGAACGGTGAAACCATCACCGCGTTCCAAAGGTACGACTGTACCAATTCTCCACCACCAGAAGTTATCGTGGTTGAGAAAGAAGCAGAACCAAAAACATTAGGGGATTGGCTGTTTCGCCTCGAGGAGAATGATTCCTTGAGTCATGTACTACAAATTCTAGTCGGTGGAGGAGTTCTATGATTAGATTTATTTTCGGTGTTATTACTGGAGTGACACTCGTTATATTATATCCAGATATTTTAACTTGGTTTGTCGATAGTGGCAGCCGTGACGCAATCATCGAAAGGTTGAAGGAGCTATAAGATGAAAAAATTTATGTTACTACCAATTGCTGCAATGGCTGCAGCATGTGATAAGACACCACCCGATGTGTCAATGTCAAAAGAATTGTTTGAGTATAAGGTAGCTCAGATTGAAAATCAAATTGATGAGATGCCTGATTGGTATACTGATATACCAAAGGAAGATGATGCTGTATATGCAGTAGGTACTTCAGCTACACCTGATCTTCAGTTATCAGTTGATATTGCAGTACTTTCAGCTAAGACAACTCTTGCTGATCGTGTTGATAGTCGTATCAGGTCTCAATTAAAATTGTTTAAGACTAAAGTAGGTGTTACTGACTATGATGCTACTGTTCAAAATAACTTTGAGCAAGTAACTCGTAATCTGATTGCAGACGCTGATGTTGCTGGTTACTCTGTCAAAGAACAAAAGATCGTACAGCATGGAACTCAGTATCGTGCATATGTTCTACTTGAGTATAAGAATGCTACAGCCAACGCTGTGATCAAAACTCGTATCAGTCAGAATGAATACTTACTTGAAAAGCTTCGTGAAACACGTGCATTCAAAGAGCTTGACGATAATGTAGCCGCTCAAAAAGCTGATGAGCTTGCTGAAGCAAAAGTGCTAGTGGATGCAATTAATGGTGTTAATAAAGAAGATCCACGTCAACCTTATGGAATACCTGATCCTGAAGTAAATTAATGGTGTACATTTAGATTAAACTGTGGTAGAATAGTATAATGGAAAATTTATCTAGTGATCGAATGTTAGCAGTACGTATTTTTGAAGGTGAGCTTCAGCGTATGAAAATACTTACTGACGGTAAGTATGACACAGTCCAAAAGATTGTACGTCAATATTTACAAGAACGTATTAATGAGATGACTAGAAAAGGCCATCATCTTTCAACAACGGAGTATCGTTAATTATGACTATGCATTTGGTTCGTGGTATGACTACCACCAGTACTCGTAAGCGTAAGGCTCGGCGTAAGACTGCTGCAGTCCTTGAAGAAGAACGTAAGACAGCGAAGCTCCTCAAGTCTTTAGGCTATGATCGCAACGCTGGTCGTGTTTACAAGGCTCCAATGCCTAACTACACGGTAAGCAGTACTGTGCCAACTAGCGACGTCATAATGCCAGTGTCCGGCAAGCGCAAAGCTAATCAGTATACCGGTAATGAGCTTGCCGGCATTGGCACCCTACACAAATCTAACATGGTTCCTATCCGCAAAGACAGTAAAGATGCAGTTGCAATTGCAAACATGCGTAGATAAAAATGCATATCAGTGCATTTTTTCCTTTACTTTTGCGGAGAACTGTGGTAGAATAGATCTAGAATAAAAATAGAGGAGCTAAAATGTCAATTGAAAATACACATGCATTCAAGTATGGTGAGCTTACAGTACTCGCAAGAATTTTGGCTGAAGAAGTCAAAGAGGATATTCGTCTTAGTGCTAAAGGACCGTACGGTTTTTCGAAAAAACTTATGTTTGCTCGAGCAAATGCAGTACTAGAACTTTTAGAAGCTCATGAGAAAAGAGGTAAGTAATGGCAAAGCGTAAACAAAAAATTCGTGCAAAGGCCAAGACCGGTTTATCTGGTGTTCCTATCGATAAAGGATTTAGTGCCGCTCTAAATTACTTTCACATGGAAGTTGATCGTAAAGATTTGATCAGCACTATGAAATCATATGTAAAGAAGAACATGGATAAAGAACAAGCACGGTATGTCTTGTCTTGTCCTGATTATAAGTTCTATGCTTTTACTCATAAGTGTGCTACAGCATTCTGGATTGATGCTGGTCTACCTTCAGACGATAAGGTTAAGATGTATGCCGAAGGTTTATATCAACACCTAACCGAATGTACTGAAATAGGTAAGGCACTGTATTTCGAAAAGCAAGCTAAGTTGAAAGACTCAGATAAAGTTGTATCTCTTTCTCCTATGCAAAGATTACAAAATAAAATAAGTAACACCATCATGCAAGATCTACTTGATCTAGAAGATCAGTGGATGGATGGAGAAAAAGCAGAGTTGGATGTTTACCAAGAATTCAAACGACACGGTTTGCCTAACAGTGCTACAAACGCTGTAAGGCAGGTGATTGAGGGATGGCTACTTGATTATGAAGATGCTTACCATAAGCGTTGTCCTGATGCTGTTGAAGGTTATGCACATTTGAAAAGACCTGAACTCAATCGCCGCATTAAATGTTGTCAGTCTATGTTGTCTGACCTTGATCGTCTTAAGGCTGCAGCCAAAGCAACTCGAGCTACAAAAGCAAAGGGTCCTAAGTCTGCAGACAAACAAGTCGCTAAGGTTCAATACAAGAAAGAGGATAACGAGTTTAAGTTGGTGTCTATACCACCAATTAAGATTGTCGGTCAAGTTCGTCTGTACACGTTCAATACAAAGTATCGTGTAATTACAGAGTATGTTACTCAATCGGCAGCAGGTTTTGAAATCTCAGGATCTACAATCAAGAACTTCGATAAGGTTAATAGTAGATCACGTAGTCTACGTAAGCCGAATGAGTTCTTACCTGAAATATTTGACAGAACACCAAAGCAAATTGATAAAGCTTGGAATGATCTAACAACAAAAGAAAGAATACCAAATGGTCGAATCAACAGTGATACAATCTTGCTAAGGGTGTTGGACAAATGAAAGTAGAAGATCAGTTTCTCAATAAAGCCAAGTTCTCAAAGTTAGTAGAAAAAGCAGTAGGTGATTTAAAGCTTAGTTATATGGATGCTATTCTCTACATCTGTGAGAAGAACGATATTGAGCCAGAGGATGTAAAGAAATTTGTATCCCCTATCATAAAAGGAAAGCTTGAAGCTGAGGCTATGGGTCTCAACTTCTTGCCAAAAACTAATTCAATTGATTCTGCATTATTCGAATAAGTTGAATATAAATAGTTGTACATTACAGTCATACTGTGTTATAATAAATCATACATTGCAATACAAAGGAAAATACAATGTCATTCGAAAATCTAAAACGCAATCGCGATCAAATCTCCAAACTCGTACAAGCAGCTGAAGCCGTCGGTGGCGGTGAGAAAAAGTCATACGCTGACGAACGCGAGTGGAAACCTACAGTCGACAAAGCAGGGAATGGATATGCAGTACTCAGATTCTTGCCAGCCGCCGAAGGTGCAGACCTACCATGGGTCAGATATTGGGACCATGGATTCAAAGGACCAACTGGTCAGTGGTATATCGAAAACAGCCTTACATCTATTGGTCAACCTGATCCTGTTGGCGAACTCAACTCACGGCTCTGGAATTCCGGCCATGAAGAAGATAAAGAAACTGCACGTAAACAAAAGCGCCGGCTGCACTATGTAGTTAATGCTTTGGTTGTAGAAGATCCTTCTGCTCCACACAATGCTGGTCGTGTAGTACTCTATAAGTTCGGTAAGAAAATCTTTGACAAGATTATGGATGTTATGCAGCCATCATTTGCCGATGAAAAAGCTGTCAACCCTTTCGACTTCTGGGAAGGTGCAGACTTTAAACTAAAGATTCGTCAGGTCGAAGGTTATCGCAACTACGATAAATCAGAATTTGCTTCACCTACAGCATTGTTCGATGGGGATGATACAAAACTTGAAGAGACATATGGCAAGCTATATAATCTCAATGAGTTCACTGATCCTTCGAACTACAAGACTTATGATGAACTCAAAGCTAAACTAGCACGAGTTCTTGGTGAATCACCTCAAGCCATGGGTGCACCTACTATGGCACAGGAATCTCAAATGAATGTTCCTGCTCCAGCACCCGAGTATAAAGTGTCAGAACCAATCACTGCAGAAGAAATGAATGTTACTAGTGATGATGATACAATGTCTTATTTCGCTAAACTAGCTAAGGAAGACTAATACGCATAAATATGGCCAAAAGCACCTAGCTCTCTTACCGGGTCCTCATTATTATTTGCATTAGGATTAGATGGAGTTAATACTGTGGTGCTTTGGCCAGTATTATTAGTAATAGTTGGTGCGATCACTGTACTTCCACCACCAAACTCTCCCATCATACCACCGCTTTGAATAGCTGTAGATCTATCAGGTCGACTCACAGCAGCCTGATTTGAAGCAGCT